AGCGGACGGTGGCGGCGGGCGGGCGGGTCAAGATGCTGTGGCAGCATGACCCCGGCCGGCCCATCGGGGTCTGGGACGAGGTGCGCGAGGATGCGCGCGGCCTGTGGGTCAAGGGGCGCATCCTGACGGATGTGGCGCAGGGGCGCGAGGCGGCGGCGCTGGTTGGGGCGGGGGCGATTGACGGGCTGTCGATCGGATACCGCACGGTGCGCGCCCACAAGGACGAGGCAGGGCGGCGCAGGTTGGCGGAGGTCGAGTTGTGGGAGGTGTCGCTGGTGACATTTCCGATGCTGCCCGAGGCGCGCGTGGCGGCCAAGCAGGATGACGGCGGGGCGCGGGAGTTGCGCGCGCTGGCAGAGGTCTTTCGCCGGGCCGGGCGGGAGATGGGACAGGTGGTGGAAAAGGGGATCGGGCGATGACCGATATGGCGGTGCCGGAGGGGTCTCCGGCGGTGGAACTGATGACGGCGATGGCGGGTTTCGTGCGCGAGTTCAAGGGCTTTGCGGACGGGGTTCAGGTGAAGCTTCAGGAGCAGGACGAACGGATGATGAAACTGGACAGAAAGTCGATGCTGGCGGGGGCACGTCCGCATCTGGCGGTGGCGGCCGAGGTCGAGCCGCCGCATCAGAAGGCGTTTGCCGCCTATTTGCGCGCAGGCGATGACGACGGGCTGCGGTCGTTGGAGATCGAGGGCAAGGCGCTGAGCACCGCCGTGGCCGCCGATGGCGGGTATCTGGTCGCGCCGCAGATGGCCGAGACGATCCAGGGCGTGCTGTTCGGGGCGGCGTCGATCCGCGCGGTGGCGACGGTCGTGAACGTGGATGCGACGGCCTATGACGTGCTGGTGGACCGCACGGAAACCGGGGCGGGCTGGGCGTCGGAGACGGCGGCGGTGACCGAGACGGCGACGCCGGTGATCGAGCGGATCACCATCCCGCTGCACGAGCTTTCGGCGTTACCGAAGACGTCGCAGCGTCTGCTGGACGATGCGGCCTTCGACATCGAGGCCTGGCTGGCGGCGCGGATCGCCGAGAAGTTCGCGCGGGCGGAGGCGGCGGCCTTTGTCAACGGCAATGGCGCGGACAAGCCCAAGGGGTTCCAGGATTACCCGAAGGTCGCGAATGCGTCCTGGGCCTGGGGGTCGCTGGGGTTCATCGCGGGTGGAAATGCGACGTCGGTGGTGTCGACCGATCCGCTGGTCGACCTCGTCTATGCGCTGGGGGCGGAGTACCGGGCGGGGGCGACCTTTGTCATGAACTCCAAGACCACGGGCGTGATCCGCAAGCTGAAGGATGCGGACGGGCGCTATCTGTGGTCGGACGGGTTCGCGGCGGGAGAGCCGGCGCGGCTGCTGGGCTATCCGGTGCTGATCGCGGAGGACATGCCCGATATCGCCGCCGGGGCGCATCCGATCGCGTTCGGGAATTTTGCGCGCGGGTATACCATCGCGGAGCGGCCGGATCTGCGGGTGCTGCGCGACCCGTTCTCGGCCAAGCCGCATGTGCTGTTCTATGCCACCAAGCGCGTGGGCGGGGCGGTCAGCGACTTTGCGGCGATCAAGCTGCTGCGCATCGCAGTCAGCTGATCTGGCGGCGGGGCGGGGTCGGATGGCCCCGCCCCTGACGGGCCGAAGCGTCAAGCGGAGTGAGGGACCATGCTGGTCGAGGTAACGGGCGTGCCCGATGTGGCGTTGCCGGTGGCGCGGTTGCGCGGGCATCTGCGGCTGGGAACGGGGTTTGGCGAGGACGGGTTGCAGGACCCGGTACTGGCCGGGTTCCTGCGCGCCGCCATGGCGGCGATCGAAGGGCGGACGGGCAAGGTCCTGATCGCAAGGGATTTTTTGTATAGCCGGGGGACCTGGGGTTTCAATGACCGCCAGCCTTTGCCGGTGGCGCCGGTGAGTGCGGTCGCGTCTGTCGCGGTGGTCGATGCGGCGGGGGTGGAAGTCGCGCTGCCGCCCGAGGGGTGGCGGCTGGTGCATGATGCGGCGCGGCCCCTTGTCATGGCGCTGGGCCTGGCCTTTCCGGCCGTGCCGGTCGGGGGAGAGCTGCGGATCGCGTTCCGGGCGGGGTTCGGCAATGCCTTTGCCGATGTGCCCGCGGACCTGCAGCAGGCGGTGATGATGCTGGCCGCGCATTACCACGAGTTTCGTCACGACACGGGGCTGGGCGAGGGGTGCATGCCGTTCGGCGTGACCGCACTGATCGAGCGGTTTCGTGTGATGCGGATCGGGGGCGGGGCATGAAGCGTCTCCCGATCCTGTCGCGGAAGGTCGTGCTCGAGAGTGCGGCGCGGGTGGGCGACGGCGCCGGCGGCTGGACCGAGGTCTGGGGCGCGCTGGGCACGCTGTGGGCCGAGGTCAGGCCGGGCCGGGGGCGCGAGGCCACAGGCGAGGCAGGGGCGCTGTCCCGCGTGGCCTGGCGGATCATCGTGCGGGCGGCGGTGCCGGGGTCGGTGGCGCGGCCCGTCGCGGGGCAGCGGTTCCGCGAGGGCGCGCGGCTGTTCCGTATCCTGTCGGTCGCGGAGGCGGATGCGGGCGGTCGGTATCTGGCCTGCGAGGCGGACGAGGAGACGGGGGCATGAGCTATGCGCTGGCGGGAGCGTTGCAGGCGGCGGTCTTTGCCCGCGTAAGCGGGGATGCCGTGGTCGCGGGGCTGGTGGGCGATGCCGTCTATGACGCCGCGCCGCCGGGGGTGTTGCCGTCGCTTTACGTCACGTTGGGGCCGGAGGTCGTGCGCGACCGGTCGGACAAGACGGGCACGGGGGCGGAGCATGAGTTCACCGTGTCGGTCCTGTCGGATGCCGCAGGGTTCGCGGCGGCCAAGGCGGTGGCGGGCGCGGTGTCGGATGCGCTGGCGGGTGCGTCGATGACGTTGAGCCGAGGGCGGCTGGTGGGGCTGTGGTTCCTGCGGGCCAAGGCGGCGCGCGTGGGCAGCGGCGAGCGGCGGCGGATCGACCTGACGTTCCGGGCGCGGGTCGAGGACGTCTGATTTCAACCTATCGAGGAGGGTGCTGCGATGGCGGCCCAGAACGGCAAGGATCTTCTCATCAAGATCGACATGAACGGTGAAGGGCTGTTCGAGACGGTCGCGGGCTTGCGCGCGACGCGGATCAGCCTGAATGCGGCCTCGGTCGAGGTGACGTCCTTGGACAGCGCGGGGGGCTGGCGCGAGCTGCTTGCCGGGGCGGGGGTGCGGACGGCGAGCATTTCGGGGTCGGGCATCTTCAAGGATCAGGCCACGGATGAACGCGCGAGGGCCATCTTTTTCGAGGGGCTGATGCCGGCGTTCCAGATCATCGTGCCGGATTTCGGCACGCTGGAAGGGCCGTTCCAGATCACCTCGATTTCCTATGCGGGGACACATGACGGCGAGGCGACATTCGAGATGGCGCTGGCCTCGGCGGGGGCGATCAGTTTCCTGGCGCATGTTCCGCCCGGACCGGTGGCGGTGCCCGAACCCGAGCCTGCGCCTGAGCCGGAACCCGAACCGGATCCGGGTGTGTGATGGGCAACCCCTGGGCAGGTGAGGTCGACGTATCGGTCGACGGGGTCGTCCATGTGGCGCGGCTGACGCTGGGGGCGCTGGCCGAGCTTGAGGCGCGGCTGGGGACGGGGACAATCGTGGACCTGGTCGAGCGGTTCGAGCGGGCGGCGTTTTCGTCGGCTGATGTGCTGGCGGTAATCGTCGCGGGACTGCGGGGCGGTGGGCTGCGCGTGACGGCCGATGAGCTGTTGTCGGCCGATGTCGCGGGTGGGCCGGTGGGAGCCGCGCGGGCGGCGGCGGAACTGCTGACACGCGCCTTTGCGTTGCCGGAATGAGCCGCAAGCTCGACTGGGCAGGGCTGATGCGAGCTGGGCTCGTGGGGCTGCGGCTGGAGCCGGGGGCGTTCTGGCGGCTGACGCCGGTGGAGCTGATGCTGCTGCTGGGCCTGTCGCGCGGGGCGGGCGCGATGCGGCGGGCGCGGTTCGAGGATCTCTTGCGGGCCTTTCCGGACAGGGCGGGCGGTGGCGGACAAGGAGAAGGCAATGGCTGAGATCGAGGGGCTGGACGACCTGGCCGGCGGGGTCGAGGGGCTTGACCGGTCGATGAACGCGGCCACGGGGTCGGCCGCCCAACTGACGGGCGAATTGCGCGACATGCGCGGCGGGATGGCCGAGGTGGTGCGCGATCTGGGGCGGCTGGAGGCGGGGTTCTCGGGCGGACTGCGGCGCGCGATCGACGGGCTGGTGATCGGCGGGCAGAGCGCGTCGGAGGCGCTGAGTTCCGCCGCCGAGACGATGCTGAACACGGTCTATCGCGAGGCGATGGCGCCGGTGACGGACCAGCTGGGCGGGCTGTTGGCCGGGGGGCTGAACGCGGCGGTGTCCGGGATGATGCCTTTTGCCGATGGCGCGCCGTTTTCGCAGGGGCGCGTGATGCCGTTCGCGCAGGGCGGCGTGGTAAGCGGGCCGGTCGCATTTCCGATGCGGGGTGGGACGGGGCTGATGGGCGAGGCGGGGCCGGAGGCGATCATGCCGCTCGCGCGGGGTGCAGACGGGCGGCTGGGCGTGCAGATGCAGGGCGGGGCCGCGCCGGTGAACGTGACGATGCATGTGACAACGCCGGATGTGCGGGGGTTCGCGCGCAGTCAGGGGCAGATCGCGGCGGAGCTGGGCCGGCTGGTCGGCCGGGGCATGCGGAACAGGTAGGGGCGAGACATGGCGTTTCACGAGGTACGGTTTCCGGCGACGCTGTCCTTTGGCTCGCAGGGGGGGCCGGAGCGGCGGACGGAAATTGTGACGCTGGCCAACGGGTTCGAGGAGCGCAACGCGCCCTGGGCCCATGCGCGCAGGCGTTATGACGCGGGTCTGGGACTGCGGTCGCTGGACGATCTGGCCGAGCTGCTGGATTTCTTCGAGGCGCGGCGGGGTCAGCTTTACGGGTTTCGATGGAAGGACTGGAGCGACTTCAAATCCTGCCGCCCGTCGCGCGACTTGTCGGCCTTTGACCAGAGCATCGGGCGGGGCGATGACGCGACCGTCACCTTTGGCTTGCGCAAGCGCTATGCCTCGGGCGAGGGGCGTTATCTGCGGCCGATTGCGAAACCGGTGCAGGGGTCGGTCAGGGTCGCGGTGGGCGGGGTGCAGCGGCGCGAGGGGATCGACTGGACGCTGGACCCGGTGGCGGGGACTGTGACCTTTGACGCAGCGCCGGAACCAGGGGCCGAGATCACGGCGGGGTTCGAGTTCGATGTGCCGGTGCGGTTCGACACGGATCGCATCCAGGTGTCGGTGGCGTCCTTCCGCGCGGGCGAGGTGCCGGCCGTTCCGGTGGTGGAGGTGCGGCTGTGAACGAGGCGCTGGAGACGCATCTGGCGTCAGGGCTGACCACCGTCTGCCGCTGCTGGAAGGTCGCGCGGCGTGACGGCGTGGTGATGGGGTTCACCGATCACGATGCGCCGTTGGCCTTTGAGGGGATGTGGTTCGCGCCGGACGCGGGGCTGTCGGCCGGGGCGCTGGCGCAGGGGACCGGGCTGGCCGTCGACAACGGCGAGGCGATGGGCGTGCTGTCGGCCGATGCGATCAGCGCCGCGGATCTGGAGGCGGGGCGGTACGACGGCGCGGCGGTGTCGGTCTGGATGGTCAACTGGGCGGATGTCGCGGCACGGCAGTTGCTGTTCGTGGGGCAGATCGGTGAGGTTCGGCGCGGGGGTGGGGCGTTTCATGCCGAGCTGCGCGGGTTGAGCGAGGGGGTGAATCGCGCGGGCGGGCGGGCCTATATGCGCCATTGTCCAGCGGTTCTGGGTGACGGGCGGTGCCGGTTCGACCTGACGCAACCGGGCTATCGGGTGGAATGGCGGCCGGTCGAGGTCGAGCGGGGACAGCGGTTCGTCTTTGCCAACGGTGGCGGAGTCCAGTCGCGTTGGTTCGAGCGCGGGCGGCTGTTTGTTCTGGAAGGTGCGGGGTCCGGACTGGAAGGCGTGATCAAGCACGACCAGATGGATGCCAGGGGGCGCCGGATCATCGAGTTGTGGGCGCCGGTGCGTGCGCAAGTCGCGTCGGGCGAGATGGTGCGGCTTGAGGCCGGGTGCGACAAGCGGGCCGAGACCTGTCAGGGCAAGTTCGCCAATATTGCCAACTTTCGCGGGTTTCCCTTTGTCCCGGGCGAAGATTGGCTGGTCGCCATCCCGGCGACCCAGCCGGGGGTCGTAGCGGGATGATGCGGGCAGCCATCGTGGCAGCGGCACGGGGCTGGATCGGTACGCCTTATGTGCATCAGCAGGCGCGCAAAGGGGCAGGCTGCGATTGCCTTGGCCTTGTGCGGGGGGTCTGGCGCGAAACGTGCGGACCGGAGCCCGAGGCGGTTCCACCTTATACGCAGGATTGGTCGGAGGCGGTGGGCGACGAGCGGCTGTGGCGCGCGGCGCGACGGTGGTTGCGTGAACGGCCTGCCGCGGCGGCGGAGCCGGGCGATGTGCTGCTGTTCCGGATGCGGACGGGTGCGGTGGCCAAGCACCTTGGGATCATGAGCGGGCCTGCGCAGTTCGTGCACGCCTATTCCGGGCGGGGCGTGGTCGAAAGCGCGCTGACCCTGGCCTGGCGGCGGCGGGTGGTTGCGGCCTTTGCCTTTGGAGGAGCGGACTGATGGCGACGATCGTACTGGCTGCGGCGGGCATGGCGGTGGGCGGCAGCATCGGGGGATCGGTGCTGGGCCTGTCGGGATCGGTGATCGGGCGGGCCGCGGGGGCGGCGCTGGGCCGGACGCTGGATTCGCGCATCTTGGGGGCAGGCAGCGATCCGGTGCCGACCGGCCGCGTGGACCGGTTCCGCCTGACCGGGGCCAGCGAAGGCGCGGGCGTGGCGCAGGTGCACGGGCGCATCCGTGTCGCGGGGCAGGTGATCTGGGCGGGGCCTTTTGTCGAGACAGTCTCGACCAGCGGGAGCGGCAAGGGCACGTCAGAGCCGGGCACGGCCGCCTTTGCCTATAGCGTGAGCCTGGCGATCGCGCTCTGCGAGGGCGAGATCACGCGCGTCGGGCGGGTCTGGGCCGACGGGGTCGAGATCGCGCGGGACGATCTTGGCCTGCGGCTTTACACCGGGTCCGAGGACCAGTTGCCCGATCCGCGGATCGAGGCCGAGATGGGCGTCGGGAAGGTGCCGGCCTTTCGCGGGATCGCCTATGTGGTGATCGAGGACCTGGCGCTGGGCCGGTTCGGCAACCGGGTGCCGCAGCTGAGCTTCGAGGTCTTTCGTCCGGCGCCGCAACGCCCCGTGGCCGAGGCCGAGGACATGGCCCGGCTGGTGCGGGCCGTCGCGCTGATCCCCGGAACCGGGGAATATTCGCTGGCAACGGGGCCGGTCTATCTCTCGCAAGGATATGGCGAGGCATATGCAGGCAACATCAACTCGGCGTCGGGCAAGTCGGATTTCCTGACCTCGCTGGAGGCGCTGACCGGGGAATTGCCGAACTGCCGGTCGGTGTCGCTGGTGGTGTCGTGGTTCGGAGACGATCTCCGCTGTGGTGAGTGCCGGATCAGGCCGAAGGTCGAACAGCAGGAGGTCGACGGGGTCGACATGCCGTGGTCGGTGTCGGGCGTCGGTCGGGGCGAGGCGCTGCTGGTGCCGCGCGTGGACGACAAGCCGGTCTATGGCGGCACGCCGTCCGACCAGTCGGTAGTCCAGGCGATCCGCGAGATGCGGGCGCAGGGGCTGCATGTCACCTTCTATCCCTTCATCCTGATGGAGCAATTGGCCGGCAACACCTTGCCTGACCCCTGGACCGGCGAGGACGGGCAGCCGCCGTTTCCCTGGCGCGGGCGGATTACCCTGTCGCGTGCGCCGGGGCGACCGGGCAGCCCGGATCAGACGTCGGCAGCGGTGGACGAGGTCGCGGCCTTCTTTGGCGCGGCAGGGACGGGCGACTTTGCCGAGGCGACGGATCGGGTGGATTTCACCGGCGATCCCGAGGATTGGGGCGTGCGGCGGTTCATCCTGCACTATGCCCATCTGGCGCGGGTGGCGGGGGGGGTCGAGGCCTTCTGCATCGGATCGGAAATGCGTGGCCTGACGCAGATCCGGGGTCCGCAGGGCTTTCCTTCGGTCGCACAGTTGCGGACCCTGGCCGCCGAGGTGAAGGCGATCCTGGGGCCGGACTGCAAGGTGACCTATGCGGCCGATTGGTCGGAATACCACGGCTATCAGCCCGAGGGGTCGGGCGACAAGCTGTTCCACCTTGACCCGTTGTGGGCCGATCCGGCGATCGATGTCGTGGCGATCGACAATTACATGCCGTTGTCGGACTGGCGCGACGGGACGGACCATGCCGATGCCGGGGCGGGGTCGATCTATGATCTGGACTATCTGACCGGGAACATGGAGGGCGGCGAGGGCTTCGACTGGTATTACCATTCCGAGGAAGCGCGCGCGGCGCAGATCCGGACGCCGATTTCGGATTTCTGGGGCGAGGATTGGGTCTGGCGCTACAAGGACATCCGCGGCTGGTGGGGCAACGAGCATCGCGACCGAATCGCGGGCACGCGCGCGGAGACGCCGTCGCCCTGGGTGCCGGGGATGAAGCCTATCTGGTTCACCGAAATCGGCTGCGCGGCCATCGACAAGGGCACCAACGAGCCCAACAAGTTCCTGGACCCGAAGTCGTCGGAATCCTCGCTGCCGCGGTTTTCCAACGGGTTGCGTGACGACCTGATGCAGATGCAATACCTGCGCGCATTCCACCGGCACTATGCGCTGCCGGGACGCAACCCGACTTCGCCCGAATACGCCGGGCCGATGGTGGACACCGCGCGCACTCATGTCTGGGCCTGGGACGCCCGGCCCTGGCCGCATTTTCCCGCCCGGAGCGATCTGTGGTCGGATGGCGGCAACTATGCCCGGGGGCACTGGATCAACGGTCGCAGCACGGCGCGCCCGCTTGATTCCGTCGTCACCGAGATCTGTGCCGAGAGCGGGGTCGAGGCCATCGACACGGCCCGGCTTTGGGGGTTGGTGCGCGGCTATACGGTGGAGGGCACGGACACCGCCCGGCAGAAACTGCAGACGCTGATGCTGGCCCATGCCTTTGACGCGGCGGAGCGCGAGGGCAAGCTGGGCTTTGCCAGCCGTACCGGACAACCCGACGCGGATGTCGACCCGTCGCTAGTCGCGGTCGAACCCGAGGCC